ATGCCACTAACCAAACCCCTCGCCCTGCTCAGCTTCGCCCTGGCCCTGACCGCCTGCTCCCAACACCCAGCGTCCCACCCCAGCGACAACCTGGGCTGGAACCACCCCGGCATGCAGCTGGGCGGTGACAACGGCCTGCCCATGCGCACCGAAAGCCCCTGCCGCAAGCGCGGCTGCGACAACGACAAGCTGTTTTTCAACCCAGGTAAAAGCGAGCCAAGCGTCACCACCCTGCACCGCGGCTGGTAAGAAATTTCTTCTTTTAGGTCGGTGACTTAGCTCTTTTACGAACAATCGCAACGAAGTGGTTTACAGGCGCCAACCGATCGCTATAATGACGCCCCATTGCCGGTATAGCTCAGATGGTAGAGCAACTGACTTGTAATCAGTAGGTCCCGGGTTCGATTCCTGGTGCCGGCACCACCTCTCAAAGCCCCGTTCTACGGGGCTTTCGTGTTTTTAGGTCTTAGCCTTAACTCCTTTCTTTCCCTTTCCAGCGTCCACATTCTGTCCACACTGGGCAGACAACGGGTTCAGATTGACCACATCTGCCAGGTGTCCTGGACTGAAGTGGGCATAGCGCATCGTCATCGTGAGGGACGAATGACCGAGCACGCGCTGCAAAGTCAGGATGTCGCCTCCATTGGCCATGTAGTGGCTAGCGAACGTGTGACGCAGGACGTGAGTAAGCTGGCCATCTGGCAACTCTATGTCGGTGGCCTCAATCGCTTCGCCAAATTTCTTGTAGCAGTCACCGAATGGCAGAGCCGCCTTGACCAGGTCTTCCAACTCTTGGGTGATCGGTACAACCCTGCTTTTGGAGTTTTTGGTGCGGTGGTAGCTGATCCGCTGACCCCGAACCTGCTTAAGGGTTAACCCTTCTGCCTCAGACCAACGTGAACCTGTTGCCAGGCATACCCGTGCCACCACCCCTGCCTTTTCTGATATCCCGTCCAACACCTTCAGCAGTGACGGGATCTCACCCTTCTCCAGGTACGCCATCTCGGTCTCGTCGAACTTGAGCCGGCGCACCTTCTCCAGGGGATTTCCCCCCGACCACTCTCCTAGCCGATCCAACTCATTGAACACCGCACTCAGATAGGCCAGTTCGTGATTCAGAGTATTAGGGCTCACAGGCTTGGCCTTCTGCCCCTTTTTCATCCCATTACCAGGTGAAGTACGGCCGTGCTCACCGGCCAGGCGCTCGGCCCGATACTTCGTGAAGTGCGCAGCTGTAAAGTCGGCTGCGCGAGGATTCCCCATTCGCTCGGCCATCGCCTGAAGTGCCCGCTGGCGTTCAACCCCTCGCTTCAAGGTTTGACCGTGGAGCTTGTGCCAGAGGTCAACCAAGTCGCCCAGGCGCCGATCGTCGCGCTTCGACTTCTTCTCGAACTCTCCCCGGGCACCATCCCCCATCAGCATCCGCTCGGCGTACATCGCCTCACTCTTGGATTTCAGTTTGCGACGCACGCGAGGTCCGTCACGGCCTTCTGGTCTGCAATCGACCAGCCATTCGCCTGAATCCAGTTTCTTGATCGACATGGGTTAAACCGGGCTCACCTGGCCGCATGCCGGAGCTACATCGCCGGTCATCAGCCAAAGCGTGTACTTCTTGAACCGCTCGTGATTCGTGAGCTTAAGCAGTGCAACCGAACTCACCTCTGTACGCAGTGCCAGCTCGTATTTTTTGTAGCTGCTCAGGCTCAGTCCCGTTGCTTCGCAAAGCTCGGACTGGGTCAGACCTTCCTTGATCCGGATCGCCTTCAGCTTCTCAGCTAGCTCCATTAACTGCATCTCCCTCTTGACATGGTTCCGTATGGGTACTTAACCTAGGTTCCATATGGGTACTTTTAACCCAAATATCCCTAAATATCCGGAGCAGAGGTTAACAGAATGCAGATTGCTATCGACACGCCATACGTGACCATCGCGGAGTTCGTGAAGCGTTCCGGCCAGTCAAAGAGCGCTGTGGAGAACGAAATTAGGGCAGGGCACTACCTGACCCGGCCAAAGGAAGTCGGATCGAAGGGTGCAGTACTCATCAACATGGTTCACATGACTCTGGAAGCAGCAGAGCAGGCGGAGCGCGTTCGTTTGGCAGCGAAGCAGTAAGGAACCGAGATGAACGCACGGATCACACCGGAACACTTCGACCGGATCTACCTTGAGGACGTCATACCCGCCCTCGAGCGCGACCCGGAACTGGGTTTCCAAGCCAAGGACGAGACGAAGGAATACCTGAACAAGGGCGTGTGCCCGAGTTGCGGTAAGCGTTCTGTGTTCGTCAAGAAAGAGAAGCCATACCAGCTCAAGTGCAACAGGCTGAACAACTGCGGCTATGAGGAGCGCACCCGCGATCGCTACCAGCACCTGTTCGAAAACCTGAGTGAGCGCTTCCCCTCGACGCCGGAAAACCCCAACGCAACCGCTGATGCCTACCTGAGCCGAGCCCGCGGTTTTGACATCAGCAAGCTGCAGGGCTGGTACGCACAGGGGCGTCGCCAGATGAAGCCATCCGGGGAATGGGCTGACACTGTCCGTTTCCCGCTCTGCGACGGCTACTGGGAGCGCATCATCGACGCCCGGGCCATCGCCGGTAACGAGGACCAGAAGGCCGGCATCAAGGCGGGCATGAAATACACCAACTCCGGGTGGGTGCCGCCTGGGCAGACGATCGAGAAGCACGATAGGGTGTATATCGTCGAAGGGATTTTCCACGCTATCGCTCTCCACCTGGCCGGCTTCAAGGCAATTGCCGCGATCAGCTGCGTGAATTTCCCTTGGGACATCGTCGAGGCCAATGAGGGCAAGATGGTCACCTGGGTAGTCGCCCTAGACGACGACAAAGCGGGCCGGACCTACATCCGCAAGCACCTCAAGCAACTGCGCTCGATGCAAGAAATCGGGTGGGTTGCCTTGGCCGGCGAGCTGGACTGGGACGACGTCTACCGTGACGGCAAGCTTGACCAGGTATTCATCAAGGATGCCTGTTACCGGGGGCGCCTGTTCACCGCCGAAAGTGCGCGGAAACTGGCCTACCTGGTTTACCTGCGCCGGCCCGCTGGCTTCTACCTGGTCGAGTTCAACAACCAGTTGTTCTCTGTCCGGGTCAACCAAGCCGAGCTGACCAAGGCCCTGGACGACCAGAAGCTGGAAGGTAATCGCGACATCTTCTATGGCGCGTCACGAGTCGAGCAGGTGTCCAACTGCGTACCGGATCTGGACTACCTGGAGAAGGACGTCATCACCGGCGAACAGCGCTATCACTTCAGCTTTGCCTTCCCGGACCAAAGCCGCAACTGCCAAGCCGCACTGTCCTCTGGATCGATCGCAGATCCCCGAGGCTTCGTGAAAGGCATGCTGGATTTCACGCCTGGCGGCAACTTCGAAGGCGGCGCCCGAGAGCTGGCCTGGCTTAAAGCCAAGTGGCTGAATGACGAATATCGACCTGTTCGCACTGTGCGCAGCCTGCCGTTCCTGGGCTACGACGAGGACACGGGCACCTACTGCTTCCCTGAGTTCGGTTTTCAGAACGGCCGCGAGCTGCAGGTGAATAGTCACGGCTTCATCGAGGTGAAAGGACGAGGCATCAAGACTGCGCTGGCCACCGTCAAGTTCGAACGTGGGGAAGAGTTCGATCCGTCCTGGTTCCGCGACTTCGTGGACGTTACCGGCATGAACGGCCTTGGGGCGCTGGCCTGGTGGACTGCTTCCCTGTTCGTGCAGCAGATCGCGAGCCAGCAGGCATCGTTTGGCTTCCTGGAGCTGAGCGGTGAACCAGGTTCTGGCAAATCCATGTTGCTCCGCCTGCTCTGGCGCTTGCTCGGCCGGGAAAATACCGAGGGCATCAAACCAAGCGGATCGGGGGCAAGTGCCGTAGGCCTGCTCCGCTCGTTCGCCGAAGTCAGCAACCTGCCGCTGGTACTGATCGAGTCCGACCGGACTTACATCGATGCCCAAGGCCGCACTGTCACCATCCAGTTCACCTGGGACGACGTGAAGCCGATGTTCGATTACCACGCCCAGCTGCGCGTGACGGGTGCGAAGACCACCGGTAACGAGAAGCGCGTGGACCTCTGGCGCGGCGCGCTGGCCATCGCACAGAACGCGAGCGTGACCGGCGACGAGGCGACACTCTCCCGGATCGTCCACTTCCACTTCACAAAAGATGGCCACAGCCTCGCTCTAAAGCCGAAGGCCGAACGCCTCAAGGCTCTGCGAGCCAAGCAGTTGGGCGGCTACCTCCGCCGCTGCCTGTCCAATGAAAAGGTGTGGCTGGACCGGTATTTCGAGGCCTTTTCACGCTATGAGAACAAGCTCATGGAAAACCCGGCCATCACCGAAATGCGGATCTACCAGTCCCACGCCCAAGTACTGGCAGCGGCGTATGCCACGCAGATGTTCTTCCCTGACTGGAGCAGCCAGGACATGGAGCAGCTCGCAGCCCACGTTGAGTCCCGCGCCGTCGATCGGCAGCAGCGCTGCAAGTCGGAAGACCCCACCGCCGCGAAGTTCTGGCAGATCTACCACTACCTCAACGAGGATGTGGTGACGACGATCGACGGCGACGGCGAGCGCGAGGAGATCCGGGAGACGCTGAACCACAGCATCGACAAAGAGTTGATCGCCATCAACATCGAGCACTTCCAGCAGCGCTGCAGGATGGCCGGCCAGGAAGTCATTCCTGACGTCCAGCTGCGCCGCGCCCTTTACAGCAGCACCACGCACAAGTTCATCGAGATCCGCAAAGCCCGTTCCCGCATCGAGAAACGTTCCTTGAACCTCTGGTTTTTCAGCAAACGTGGAGGGGGCTAAAACGTATGGGGTCAACCTGGCTGGGGGTGATCCATGGGAGATAGGGGATTTGTGTGAAGTCCCCTGTTTTATCCGGAATATCCAGAACATTGATAAATAGATAAGAAAAATATCAATAAATACAGGTAGTTGAGAGAGGTAGAGGCGTTCCGGTAGTACCAGAACTTACCAGAACAGACTGGAACAAATTCCGTTCCACCATGTTCCGGCAATGTTCCACCCAGGACCTTTCACTAGAACATGGCTACAGGCCACGAACCACGCGGGCTGCAGCGCTTTTTAAAGAAAACCCTGTTCCAGAATGTTCCGGTACTACCAGAACATTTTGGCAAGGCTGGAGGCCGCGTGTTTCGGGACCTCCAGATTTTCACCCCAGCAATGTTCCGGATGTTCCGGACAAAACAGGGGTAACCACAAGTTTGTTCCGCCACAAGGCGATTTAAGGAGAAGCAAACCATGCAACAGCAACTGAACCCGGACCTGCAGCAGGCCGTTACAGACTTCATAGATTTCGCCAGAGACCGTTGGCCCAAGGTCGACCTGGGCACTTTGCTCAATGTCCACATGACATTCGACGGCGAACGCTTCGAAAACGAATTGATTCAACTTGCGTTCGAAGCCTTTCAACATCAGTCGGAAACCCAAGCCCCTCGACTTTTCGCGAGCATCCGCAAAGACAGCAAGTACCACCACCAGATCGACTGGTGCATCCACAACGGCCACGGCCACCCCTTCCCCGTGGCTTTCCGTGCTGCCATGGACGGCTATGTCCTGGCGGGCGGTGCCGGTGGTGCCTATCGCATGGCTGACGTTGATCTGCACGTTCTGCATGAGGGCGAGCTGTACCGCGTCGCGGAAGGGGGGAAAGGGAAATGAGCAATGGTCTCCGCACCATGGCATCGGCACTCGCCGCCATCCAGGCCCATCAGGCGCAAGTGCCAGCTATCCGCGTCGCTGGTACCCAAGCACTCAACCGACTGGTACCGATCGCCCTGCGTGACAGTGGCCAGAGCCGAGTCCTGGGCCGCTTCCTGCTGAGCGTTTACAACGGCGAAGACTTTCCCTTTGTCGTGAGCGACCTGCGCAGCTTGGACCTACCGCTGTTCGAGGACTGCCTGAAGGTGCTGATGATGGACTACACACCCGATTTGGAGGTGCACGAGCGCATCGCGAACGGCAGCCAGATCTGGCAGCGCCTGATCGAGCAGTGGGCACCGGAGACGCTGGAATGAATGTGCTCTACACCGTGGATGGCCAGGCCGGCTCGATGCTGATCCCCGCGACCTATCTGCTGGTCGCTCGGCCAGAGGACCTGGCCGAATTGGTGACAAGCGACTTCTGGCGCAATCACCAAACCACGCCCGAGTGCTGCGTGGTGCACCTGCACAGCGTGGATAACACGGACCTGGGGAGCTTTGAAGTTCGGAGTGTAACGCGCCCGGTATTCACGGCGAAGGCCATGACCTAGGGCTGAAAGGACAGTGCCAAGGAGTTGCAGCTCCTTGGCACCAACCACCACCAGGAGAAGAAGCACATGCAAGCACCCAACCCAAGCAGCAGCGGTTTGAAGGCTACCACAACGCCGCGCCATCTGCAGGCTACCGCCATCGTCGGCGGGGCCTTGATCGGCTTCCTGGTCACCAAGACACCGGAAGCTCGCACACAACTGGAAAGCGTGACCGACATGGCATGCCGCCTAGGCGATCTGAGCGCTCAGGACACCGCCATCGTTCGCCAGCTGTTGGCACAGCATCCACGCACCGCATTCAACTGAAGGAAAGACCATGCAACAGCTATACACCACCGCCAATTCCCGCACCGCTGACAAGTTCGTCGTCCGTCTGCCAGATGGCCTGCGCGCCGACATCGCCGTGCTGGCCGGGCACAACGATCGCAGCATGAACTCGGAGATCGTAAACCGCCTGAAGCGCTCGATCACCCAGGACCAGCTGAACGAGGAGCAAACCAAGCTGATCAGCATGCTGTTGCAACGCATCACTGAACTAGAGGCACAGCTGCAGCCAGAAGCGGAGGCCGCGTAATGCTGATCGATGGACGCCTGGTGGCTCTGTGTGAGCAGGATGTGGCCAATGCCCGGCAGCAGTTGGGCCTGCCAATGGACTTCTTCCTGGTCGAGGCAACGCAGCAGCTGTACCACGACACCGGCAACGGCCTGGCCATCATCCCGCTGCCCGCCGATACTTTTGTGATGGCATTTGAGAACAATAACGGAGACCGAAAATATGGTGCCGTTAAGCTGACACCAATATAGGATATATACCTCAATAAAAACGGGCGCTCAGGCGCCCGTTTTCACATTTACAGCTACTTCGAGCTATCCAGAGTATATCCAATAGATACCCATCAGGTATTGATATGCTGTCAATATACATATAAAACATATGGCATATATTGACAGGAACCCCTCAAGAATTTAGTTCCACACTTCCAGATAAATTTCAAGACCTTGACGCGACGCATGATGACCCACAAAATATTGCTATGTGCCATCATGCAAAACGGAGTTACGCCATGACACACCCAGCGCCCTGCCTCACCCAGCTGGCTGACGACCTTGAAATCCACGGAAACTTACTTGCCCTGCTCAATGAAGTTCCAACAGAGGAACTTACTGATCGCGGACGAATTGGTCTTATTCAATTATCATCTTCTCTAATGAAGGATTTTGAGAAAATTGAAAGCCAGTTCAAACTCTACCGGGCATCTATTGCACCAAGTTGTTGAAATATTTCCTGCTGTCGAGCCCTGGGCAGCGCCCGCAGTTGATCGAACACAAGTCGATCCATCATCTGCGCTGATGGCGTTAGGGTATGTGAGAAAGTCAGGTGCGCAACCCAGCGGTGACCGCAATCTAGACATGTGCAATACAAGGAAGAGAACTCCCGCGAGATATCATTCCTAGATGAAATCCGCCCCTTCCCGTTACATTCCTTGCAATAAACTCGCATATCCCCTCCCCAGGGTTCCCGTATGGGTACTATTTTGCCATACAATAGCGCCCACAGCGCTGATGTATTTATTTCAAGAGTCGGCCGGAGCCGGCTCCCGCCAACTGATCCGTCGATCGTCACGCAAAACTTCGTTGATCTGATCGAACAACTGACAGATCGGCAAAATTTCGTTGCTGGTATACACCCTGTCGATTTTCTCAATGTCCCCGAAACCCCCGCTGTTCTCCGGGATGATGCCCGCCAGTGCCGGGTTCATGCGCCAGGCAGCAATGATGTCGTTCCTGGTGATGTTCTTCACCTTCTCCAGCTCGTCCTTCGCCTGGAAGTCCCCCACCGGGATGATCTTGATCGCGTTCTCGTGCCCCCCGGGGATGTTCACGAACATCGAGCGGAAGTTACCCACACCCTTGCTTGCGCTGATTTGCGAGCGCAGGTTGTCTTCGTCTTCCTCGGACAAGTTCGGATCGTTGGTATAGAAGATGTAGCCGGCATGGGCGCCGTTGCTGTAGTAGCGCCGGCGGAACAACGTGGCCGCCTCATTCAGCAACAGCGCCTGCAGCCCGCCCAGATAGTCCGGGATTCCGTAGATGTTCTGCTCTACGTCGTAGTCCTTGATGTGGACGATCTCGTCCTGGTCGTACTCCTCCTCCTCACCGTTCTGCAGCAACTGGACGAAGCCACCATCCACCTTTACCCGCATGTTGATCGCCGGCAGGTGCTCCAGCTCCAGGACATGGCCCAGGAAGTTTTCGTGCGCCAGGAAGTACGCTTCCCCGAACACCATGTAATCCAGGGCGGCACAGCTCATTGTGTGAGCGCTGCAGCCTTCCGATGGGATGAACTCACGCAGCAGCAAGTTGCGCTTGAACTTGGGAATGGCGCCGTGGTGCGCGTTGGCCCGCAGCAGCTTGGCCAGGCCGGCGCGGGACACCGGCGGCTTGTACAGGCGCCCGTCGTCGGTTGGAAAGATGCCCAGGTACTCGCCGATGTTGGACGTCAGCACCTGTTCCGGCTCCCCGAACGTGAACACCCGCGTGGGCTGCTGTGCCTGTGGCTGTCTGGCGTGGTGTTTTCTCTGTCGTTTGGACATGGCTTCCGCTCGTGAGGTAACGGCTCTTGCGCCGCTTGTTGGTGTTCAGGGGTTCGTTGTGCAGGGCGTGCATCACCGCCCATGCGATGTCGGCGTGCCCGGTGGCCTCGGTCCTGGAAGCGCTGAATGTGATCTGGCCGCCATTGGTGGTCCCGCGCTTGATCGTCAGGAAGGCCTGGGCGATATCGGTCCAGCCCGCGTCCCACTCGATCCGGCCGGCGCGGATAACGTCCTGGGCTTTCAGCACCAGGGTCGTCTTCGTCTCCAGGCTGTAGTGGATTCGCTGTGCACGCGGGTAGAAGTCACAAACCACGTCGTATACGCCGATGCCGACGCCGGTGGTGTCGATCCCGATGTGCTGGACGTTGAAGCGTTCGGTCAGCTTCTTGATCTGGGCCGCCTGGTAGGTGAACGACTGTCCACGCCAGCTGTATTTCTCCAGGATCCGGAAGTTGCCGCCTGGATCCGCCGGCGGCGCCACGACAACGCATGTGGCATCGTCGCGGGTACGGCTTGGGTCGTACCCGATCCAGACTGGGTTGTTGCCGAAAGGTCGATCGGCGTCCTGGTCGAAGTCGTCCCATAGCATCAGGTCGGAATAGCAGCCTTCCAGGTCTTTCAGCCCGAACGCGCTCTGCGTGCTGTCGATGAATTTGCAGTAGAACAGCTGCTGGAACTTGTCTTCGTCGTACTCCAGCTCCAGCTGCTCCACGTCGAACAGATCGCAGCCACCGGCGATAGCATCGTCCAAGGTGATCGTCTTGCGCCATTGACCGTCTGGGCACAGCGCGCCCTTGGTATATGCGGCCTCCGATGGCCACTCACCAGCCGTTTTCTTGCGGCGTTTATCGTTGCGGAAGGCCTCGCCTGTCCAGAACGGGTAAGCCTGGTGGCTGACAGCGCTGGGGGTGGAGAAATAGGTCTTGCGCCATTTCTTGTGCGTGCCCATGGCGCTGGCCACGGTGCTCAGCTTCTCGAAGTCGCGGATCCAGAAGTATTCGTCCACATAGACATGCCCATGGTAGCCCTGGGCCGTGCTGCTATTGGTCGAGAGAAAACGCAGCTCGGCGCCGTTACTTAGGACGATCGGGTTGCCGGTCAGCTCGATGCCGAACCATTTTTGGGCAAACTGGATGATATAGCTGCGAAAAATCTCGGACTGGGCACGACTGGCCGACAGGAACACTTGGTTGTCCCCAGTCAGCACGGCATCCATGAAGGCCTCGCCGGCGAAGTAGTAGGTCAGACCGACCTGCCGACTTTTGAGGATGTTGCGCAGCCTGCAGGTCAGCGGGTTCTGCTTCGCCGCGAACAGCTCTTGCTGGTACCGGTACATTTTGGAGATGAACTTGTCGAGGAAGTCCACCTCGGTCAGGCCGCTGACGTCGTTCTTGGCGGGTTTCTCCCGCTTCTTCCCGCCGCCGCCACCGCGCCGGTCACGGCGCTGCCCCTGATCTCGATCACCCGGTTCCCGCGCTGACTCACTCACCGCCGGCGCCGGTACTGCCGGCTTGCTCGCCTGCTTAATCAACTTCTCCCGCACAGCGGTGAGCCGGTCCAGCTCGTCCAGATCGGTCTTTGTCAGCGCCTCCTGTTTTTCGCAGATGAGCGTGATCCGCCGGCTGATCGCGGTCAGCGGCTCCTCATCGGTCAGCATTTCGTCCCAACTGCCGGTGCGGATCCAGTAGTAAATGATCCGCACGTTCGGCAGCTTCAACTGTGCCTGAATTTCCTTCACCGAGGCACGGCGCAGGTAAAGCCGCTTGGCGGCCTCTTTTACTTCGATCGAGTAAGTCATGGGGCGAAGTCTATGCGCCGAAACAGCCCCAAACTCGGCGTAAAAGTGAGCGAAATTCCTAGATTTGGCAGATAGGAATTCTGCTCAAGCAAACCGATTGGCCGGTGCCGATCGGCTCCCTATCGTGGCGCTCATCGACCCCCAGCGAGCGCTTCAACCGATGCCACGATCACTTGTCTCCTACTGGAAACGCGTTGCTGTCAGCGGCCCAACCGCCGACAACCGCGAAATCACCGTGCAGGAGCTGGTCGACTGCGCCGAAACCTACAAGCTGTCCACCTATACCGCCGTGATCTGGAGCGAGCATGAACGCTGGCCTGGCTCCCACGGCACTGTCTTTGCCGTGCGTTTGGTGACCGAGAACGACGACCCCGAACTGCAACCCGGCCAAGTTGCCCTCGAAGCTCAGCTCAAGCCCAACGACAAGCTGCTGCATCTGAATGACCAGGGCGAAAAGCTGTTCACCAGCGTTGAGATCATGCCGAACTTCGCCAACTCCGGTCGCTTTTACCTCACGGGCCTGGCCGTCACTGACGAGCCAGCAAGCCTGGGGACCCAGGAGCTGTATTTCTCCAAGCGTGCCCGCAGAGGCAACCGCTACGACAAGACCTCCTACTTCTGCGCCCCCGTAGAGCTGGGCTCCCTTCGTGAGGGAAGCCAGCAACCGGGCGAACTGCGCCGCTTCTTTAACGCCCTGACCGGCCTGTGCAAGCGCTTCGCCGACACCACCACTACCTCAACCGACGAGATCAACCCGATGGATGAAGCAACAGCCAAGGCGCTCAAGGCGCTGACTGACCAACTCGTAATCATTGTGGCCGGCCTCCAAGCCGTGCTGGAGCCCGTCGTCGAAGACGTTGACGCTGCCGATAGCAAGGAGCAGGTCGATGCCGTGGGCACCGCCGTCCAGGATGTGGTCGACGATGCCGAGGAAAACCGCGAGTTCAACCGCAAGGACGGCAAGGGCGGTAAAGGTGGCAAGGATGAGGTCAAGGAACTGAGCGCCCGGATCGAGGAGCTGCAGGAGAACATGACCAAAATGTTCAACTCAACCCAGAACCGTCGCCAGGTCAAACGCACCACTGGCGCAGCTGGCGACAAAAAACGCGGCGGGGGCCTGCGCTAATGGGCGCCCTGTCGAAACGCGCTGCAGCGGAATACCTGCAGCTCCAGGACGATCTGGCCGAGGCGTACAGCATCGATGACGCCACCCGCACCTTTGCCGTGGAGCCGACCCACGCCCAGGAGCTGAACGACCAGATCACCGAGCGCGTCGATTTCCTGGGGCGTATCAACGTCATCGGCGTGACCGAAATCAAGGGCGAGAAGGTACTACTGGGCCTGAATGGCCCCGCTACCGGACGGACTGACACCGACGAGAACGACCGCGTACCACGCGACCTCCTGGACCTGAAGAACAACATGTACGAGTTGTTCAGTACCGAGACCGACGTGTCGCTGAAGTTCGCCACCATCGATGCCTGGGCCAAGTTCCCCGAGTTCGCCCGTAAGTACCTGGAGGCCGTGCAGAAGCGTATCGCTCTGGATCGCATCCTGATCGGCTGGAATGGCATCAAGGTCGAGAAGCAGACCAACCGGACCCTATACCCGCTGCTTCAAGACGTGAACAAAGGCTGGCTGCAGCAGGCTCGTGAGTTGATTCCCGAGCAAGTCCTGAAGCCAACCGATCCGGCGGTCAAGATCAAGATCGGTAAGGGCGGCGACTACGAAAACCTCGACGCTGCTGTGCATGACGTCAAGCAGATGATCGACCCGGTGTTCCGCGACGAGGGCGACCTGATCGCCATCATCGGCTCGGATCTGCTGGCCCACGATAAGGGCAAGCTGTACGCGGCCCAGGGGCAGACCCCGACCGAGAAAGAGCGCATCGAAAATGCCCAGGTGATCGAGACCTACGGCGGCCTGCCCTCTTTCGTGGTCCCTTTCTTCCCGGCCAAGGGCATTCTTGTCACCTCTTGGTCCAACCTTTCAATCTACTTCCAGGAATCCAGCTGGCGTCGTCATCTGCTCGAAAACCCGAAGCGCTCCCGCGTCGAGGACTACAACGGCCGTAACGAGGGTTACGTGATCGAGCAGCTGGGCAAGTTCGCCTACCTGGAATCTGACGGGGTGGAAACCGTATGAGCCTGGCACTAGCGCACAAGCGCCGTGTGCTGGAGCAAGGCACGGTCGCAGTAGCCCAGGTGGCTGCTGCAGCGGCCCTGCCGTACTCCCCTGGCGAGGCCCTGAGCAGCCCAGCGAATGCTCGCAAGCATCTGAAGCTGATGGAGGCCAGCCTGGACGCGGATCTGCTCCGTTTGAAGGCGATCCCGAACCTCGTCGGCAAGCAGGATCTCAAGCGCACCGAGCTGCTGCCCAAGTACCAGGAATACATCCAGCGCTATCTGGAGTCCGGCCTGCAGCTGCAGAACCGCGTCCTGGTGCAGGTGATGGTCTGGCTATTCGACACCACCCAGTTCGATGACGCCCTGGAGCTGGCAGACATTGCGATCGAGCAAGGCCAGCGACTGCCGGCGACGTTCAAGCGCAAGGAGATCCAGACCTTTGTCGCTGATGCCGTGGGCGACTGGGCCTATGCCGAGTATGAGGCCGGGCGCAGCCCTGAGCCCTACCTGTCGGACCTGCTGCCGCGTGTAGATGGCGAATGGACCCTGCCGGAGCAGATCCCGAGCAAGTTCCACAAGCTGATCGGCATCCGAGCCATGGACGATCAGCAATGGGATGTCGCCCTCAAGCACCTGGAGCGTGCCACCGAGCTGTACCCGCAGGCGGGCTGCGGGACGCGTATCAAGAAGTGCCGACGTGTTCTGGCGCGCGTGGAAGCCACCGCCGGCGAAACCGAATAACCGACTACCCCCCCAGCGGGAACCCGTGACGCGGAGACGGCCATTTATGGCCAGCCCCGCCGAAACGGTGTTTCCCGCCCTATTCGAGTGACCAGCGATGAGCTTTTCAGGCAAATCCTCAACCGTGGTGGACCAGACCATCGAGAACAACGGCTTCTGGCCGGACCTCTCCCTGGCTGAATACCAGAAGGCTTACCGCCTGCCCGGTGAGTACCTGAGCGAGACGCTGGTCACTCACCTCAACATCGCCATGGGTGAAGTGAACCAGGACCTGGCTCGTGTGGAGGCTGCTATCAGGGCCGCCGGTGTAACCAACCTGGAAGCAGAGGCCAACCCGGATACTGTCCAGGGGTGGGGCTATGCCAGCAAAGTCGACCTCTACCACCGCGCCGTCTACTGCCGGGCCAAGGCCACCGCCCTGACCGACTTTGCGACCGTTACCCGCCGCGAGGTGGCTGAGAACACTGGCAAAGAGGCGCCTGAGCGCGCCGATACCTACCTGGCACTGAGCCAACAGGCCCTGCGAATGCTGCAGGGTCGCGGCCGCATAACGGCGTCGCTGCTGTGATTAAGCTGCAGGCGCTGACCCGCTACCTGATCGAGCGTCGCCTGGTGCTGCCAGAGCAGCTGGACAGCTGGACCGACCAAGTCCAGGTCGAGTTGATCTGGAAGCCCAGCGAGAAGGGACTGCACATGGGCGACATGCGCTACAGCGCAACCATCGCCATCGAGCGGTTCGCCGATCAGCCGACCCGCCTTTTCGCCCTGGTAGGCAGCTGGCTGGAGAACAACGACCAGGACCGTGACGATCTGCCCAACGTGGTGTTCGACGTGGTCATGCTCGACAACGACCTGGCCGACGTCGACATCAAGGTGGACTTCCTCGAGGCGCAGCACCTGGTGGAAGACCCGGACGGCGAGGTCGAGATCTACGACAAGACCTGGTCGCTCGCACCGTATGAGCTGTGGGTGGCTGAGCAAGGTGAGGTGAGTGCCCATGTTGCCTAGTGCCCTGGCCCTGGACGTACGCGGGATGCTCGAGGCCGAGAACCTGCTGGCTCTACTCGACCTCCCGCTGGCCAAACGCAAGCGCCTGCTCAACAACGTCAGCAAGCGCGTGCGCAGCCTCAGCCGTCAGCGAATTCGCAACCAGCAGAACGTCGACGGCACTCCATTTGCCCCGCGAAAGGACGTCACCAAGGGCAAGAAAAAGATGGAAGCGGGCCTGGGCAAACTCCTCGAGGTCACCCGGCTGACCGGCGAGCAGGCCGAACTGGGATGGCGCAATGCGCTGACTCGCTGGGTGGCCTCGCAGCAGCACAACGGTGTATCCGAGCGGCGCACGGCCGCCCAGATGCGCCAGTGGAACAAGGTGCCCCCAGGCACCGCGGCTACGCCGAAGCAGGCCAAACGCCTGCGTCAGCTCGGCTTCAAAGTGCGCCTGCCAGGCAAGAAGGCAGCTACTCGCCCAGCGGTGGCCTGGATCCAGGAGCACCTGAACTATGCCCGAGCTGGCCTGCTGATCCGCATCCTGGACACTGAACGAACCGCAACCTCTGGTGCACCGAGCTGGGAGATCTCCCTGCCGGCCCGCCAGTTCCTGGGTGCGAGCAACAGCGAAACCAGCCAGCTGGTGAACCTGGTGCTGCGCCAGATCCTCAACTCTCCCGCATAACGAGGCGTACATGGCACTCGGCAAAGTCAGCGTCAACAACCTCAACCTTGGCCAGGGCGCCGTGGCTGAGGTCGAGCGCTATTTCCTGTTCATCGGCCCGGCGAGTAAGAACGTCGGCCAGATTCTGGCCCTAAACCAGGACAGCGACCTCGATGCCCAGCTGGGCACCGCAGCGAGCGACCTGAAAACCCAGATCATCGCCGCACGGCTCAACGGCGGCGACCGCTGGGCGTGCTTGGCCATGCCCCTGGCAGCAGCTGACACCTGGTCGGCAGCACTGACCAAGGCCATGCAGCAGGGCTATTCGGTCGAGGCGGCCGTTATCACCAAGCCGGTGCAGGCCGGCGCTGAACTGACGGCCATGAATGACGCGGCCGTCTCCATCCTCAACACCTTTGCTCGTCGCCTGTTCATCATGGCGGCCACCCCGGGGATCCTGGCGCCGCAGACCTGGAGCGAGTACCAGACCGCGCAGAAGGCAATCACTGCCGGCATCGCCGCGCCTCGCGTGCTGGCCGTCCCTCAGTTGCACGGCAACGACCTCGGCGTGCTGGCCGGCCGGCTGGCCAATGCCGCCGTCAGCATCGCCGACAGCCCAATGCGCGTCTCCACCGGCGCCGTGCTGGGCCTGGGTGACATCCCTGTCGACAAGGACGGCGTCCCGCTGCAATCGGCCACCCTGGCGGTGCTCGATGCTGCTCGTCTGTCCGTATCGCAAACCTACGCGGACTACCCGGGCGTGTTCTGGGCAGACGGCAACCTGCTCGATGCCCCGGGCAGCGATTACCAGGTGATCGAGAACCTGCGCGTGGTCGACAAGGCCGCACGCCGCGTCCGCATCCTGCTGATCCAGCGCATCGCCGATCGGCGTCTGAACAGCTCGGCCAACAGTATGGCGAAGAACATCAGCGCACTCATGGCGCCGCTGCGCGCCATGGCCAAGTCCACCGCCCTGGGCGCCGAAGTGTTCCCGGGCGAGATCCAGCAGCCCAAAGACGGCGACATCGTCCTCAACTGGCTAAGCAAGGTCGCGGTCGTGGCCTACATGAAGCTGCGCCCCCTCAACTGCCCGAAAGACATCACCGCGAACATCGCGCTGGATCTTTCCCCCGAAGCTACGGAGTAACCCATGGGCGCAAAACTTGGCGGTAAGAACTTCGACGTCAACCTGGGCGACCTCCTGGTACATGCCGAAGCGGCCACCCTCGACATCACCGACAACAGCACCACCGCGCAGACCAAAGGCGTACCTAATGGCTGGGTCGACGGCGATGTGGCCGCCGCCGGCGAGCTGGAGCTGGACAACACTAACTTCAAGCTGGTGGTGGCCCAGGCGAAAGCTGCCGGCAGCTTCCGCGAGCTGGAGCCGTTCGACATCGTCTTCTTCGGCAAGGTCGGGGACGAGGAATGCCGCATCGAGGCGTTCGGCTGCAAGCTGCGCGTGTCCAGCCTGCTGAGCATCGATCCCAAGGGCGGTGCCAAGACCACCCACAAGCTGCCGTTCGACGTCACCAGTCCGGACTTCATCAAGATCGATGGCGTGCCGTACTTGAGCGCGGCCGAGATCGAGGGCCTGACCTGATGACTTGCCCGTTCGATCGCGCCCAGGACCTGGAGCAGCGTCAGCGTGACCAGGCGATCACTGCCGCCCTGGCCGGCGTGCGGCCGGCCGGGCCAAGCCTTACCCATTGCGAGGACTGCGATCGCCCGATTCCCGAGGCGCGTCGCGCCTTGGGCGGGATGACCCGCTGCGTTCCCTGCCAGACCACTTTCGAGGGTGCACGTCGATGAGCACGAATCAGGCTGCCCAGGACACCGCCATTGCGCTGGCCAAGGCAGCGCCGGCGATCGGCGTTGGCGTCACCGGTGCGACCGGCACGGTCGACTGGTCGGCGGTCGCCTACATGCTGACCGCCGTCTACATGGTCCTGCAGATCGTCCTGCTGGTCCCCAAGTACCGCCAGATGCTGCGCGACTGGAAGGTGAAGCCGTGAGCCTGCGCCACAAGATCCTGACCGGTGCCGTGGCCTTGATGCTGGCCAGCCCCGGGCTGATGGCCTTCCTGGGCAAATGGGAAGGCGAGGGCCAGAACCTGGTCTACGCGGACCAGCTGGCCCGTGGCCTGCCTACGGTGTGCAAGGGCATCACCCGCCACACCAGCCCCTATCCGGTGGTGGTCGGCGACTACTGGTCGCCGGCGCGCTGCGCCGAAGTGGAGCAGCTGGTGGTCGAGCGAGGCCAATTGGGCCTAGCCGATTGCCTGACCAACGCCCGAGTCAGCCAGAACACGTTCGATGCCCTGAGCAGCCACGGCCACCACTTTGGCACGCCGTCGACCTGTGCCAGTCGCGCTCTGGCACTGATAAACGCCGGGCGCATCGCCGAGGGCTGTAGGGCGCTGGCCTGGGGCGCCGATGGTCGTCCGGTCTGGGCCTACGTCACCGATGCCAAGGGCAACAAGGTGTTCGTGCGCGGCCTGCATGCCCGACAGCTGGACGAAGCGAGGCTGTGCGCCCAATGACCACGTTCCCGATTCGTGAACTGCTTGTCCTGTTGGTCGTGGGGCTGTCCGCTTGGGTAGCAATCGCCCTGCAAGACGTCGAGACCGCCCGGGGCGAGCGCGACCTGGCATTGAGCGAGCGCGACGCCGTTATCAAGGTCGCCAACGAAACCGCCGAACGCCTGGCCAAGGCCGCCGCCAACGATCTCAAACATACCCAGGAGCTGAGCCATGCGCTCAAAGCCAATCAGGATCTGCACCTTGCTGTCGATGATGGCAGTTGGCGGCTGCCAGTCAAAGCCACCTGCCCAGCTGCCGCAGTGCGCGCCGACGCCGGCGCCGGCGGCGTGGCTGATGGAGGCACCGCCGAACTCGCAGCAGACGCTCGATCGGATTATTTCACCCTCCGAGACCAGCTTGCCCGCAGCAAGCAAATGATCCTCGGGCTGCAGGACCACGTCCGCAGCTTCTGCACTACCCAACCCACCACTATTGGAACCGCACCATGACCGAAGCCAACCGCACCATCACCCTGGAAGTCCGCGAGCAGGAGTTCAGCTTCACCCTGACCCCGCAGGACATCACCAAGTACTTCAACGCCACCACCCAGGCCAACAAGGTGGCCCCGGCGCACAACCTGCTGATGACCACCGTGGCCCAGGAAGAGAAAGCCGCGCTCAAGCCGCTGCTGGCCAACCCGGTTTACACCATGACCCTGGCCAGCGCCCTGGTCGAGGAGTACGCGCCTGACCTAGGCGTCGTCGTAAAAAAGTCCTCGAGCACGCTGAGCGCCTGACGGACGACGGCTTCGGCCAGCTGATTGCCCTGCACCAACGCTGGCTACCAGGTACCGATCCGTCGATCGAGAACCTAGGGACAGCGAAATGGCTGGAAGACGAACACTGGCGACGAACTGAAATAGCCGTCGCCAACGCCATTGCCCACGCATTGAACGGATAACCCATGGCTACCCAATCCGCCCGCTTGGCCTTCATCCTGAGCCTGACCGACAAGGTCAGCGGCCCAGCGAGCAAGATCAAGAACACCATCACTGACCTGGCCGAACAAGGCCAGCAGAACATCATCAAGATGGGCGCGGGTTTTGTCGGCATGCGCGCGTCTCTGGACGGCATCACCGCGTCCCTGGAGCCGGCGCTGGAGATGAACCGTGCGCTGGGCGATGTGCGGGCCATGGGCACGGCCGAGGATGCGTTGTCCTCGCTCAACGCCAAGGCCCTGGAGTTTTCCGTGCAGTACGGGGCCAGCGCCGTGGAGTTCGTCGCCTCGGCCCGCTCTATCGAGGGGGCAATTCAGGGCCTGGTCGGCAACCAGCTGGCCACCGTCACCAACGCAAGCAGCGTGCTGGCCAAGGCCACTAAATCCGATACCGAAACGACCAGCCAGTACCTGGGCAGCATGTACAACCTGTTCAAGTCCGAGGCCGACAAGGTCGGGCGCGTGCAGTGGGTCGAGCAGTTGACCAGCCAGACGGCCCTGGCCGTAAAGTTGTTCCGCACAGACGGCGCCCAGCTCAAGGATGCGTTCAAGGAGGCCGGCGCGATCGCTACGGCTTCGGGCGTCAGCTTTGCCGAGCAGATGGCGGTGATCGGCACGCTGAGCAGCACCATGGAAGGCGGCGACGCCGGCGGCCGATACAAGGCGTTCTTCGAGAACATCGGCAACGCCTCGGAAAAGCTGGGCATGAAGTTCACCGACGCCAACGGCAAGGTGCTGCCCATGCTGGACATCCTGGGCAAGCTGCAGGGCAAGTTCGGCGACCTCAAGACCGCCGCCGGCAACGCCAAGCTGGTGGAGGCCTTCGGCGGCGAGGGCGCCCAGGTGATCGGCGCGCTGGCCATGGACACCGACCGGCTCAAGAACGGCATCGCCGAGCTGGGCAAGGTGCGGGGTCTCGAAAACGCCGAGAAGATGGCCCAGGCCATGGTCGACCCCTGGCAGCAGTTCAGCGAAGCGGTACAGGCCCTGCGTATCGCCTTCGGCCAGGCCCTTATCCCGATGCTGACCCCGCTGATGAACAGGATGGTCGGCATTGCCCAGACACTGACGCGCTGGTCGCAACTTTTTCCCAACATCACCAAGGCGATCGGCATCGCCACGCTGGTGGTATTCGGCCTCATTGCCGCGATGTCAGCGCTGACCCTGGTGGTCGGCATGGGCAAGATGGTCTGGTTGGGCCTGGTCACGGTCTGGAACATCCTGACCTGGACCGGCTTCCGTTCGATCGCGATGTTCCTCTACCACACCGTGATGATCACCGGCTTCGTCGCTGGCATGGTCCTCATGTACACCTGGATGGGTCTGGTGCGCGTCGGGATGCTGCTGTGGCAGGGCGCGATCTGGTTGGTGAACGCCGCCATGCTGGCCAACCCGGTGCTGCTGATCGTCGCCGGCATCGTCGCCCTGGGCGTGGTGGTCGCGGCCGCGATCGTCTACTGGGACGAGTGGACCAGTGCGCTGATGAATACCGAGGCTTTCCAGTGGATCAGCGCGCAACTGCAGGCGCTGTCGGATTGGTTCGGCACGATCGGCGGCTGGACCGGTATGGCCAGCGCCGCCTGGGATGGCATCGTGGCCATCTTCAAGGACTCGATCAACGCTCTGGTTGGGATGCTGAACAAGATCCCAGGCGTCCAGATTGATGCCGTATTCAGCGACTTGCCCAAGGCACCCGACATTCCGGGCGTCTCGGTGCCCGTTGTGCCGACGCCGGCAATACCGGCACCGCCGGTACCGTCACTGGTGACGACGCCTTCGCTTGGCGAGCAGGCCGAACAGACTCGCCAACGCCTCAGCCAGTCCACCGCCGGCATCAGCCCCAGGGCGCCTACGGCCGTGCCACCTGGTGGCCTGCTGCGCTCGATCCAGAACACCACGACCAACAACAGCGACCAGGGCAAGAAGACCCATATCGATACCGTGAACATCAACACCAGCAAGCCCATGACGCCGCTGGAAATCGAAAACCTGATGAACATGGCGGCCGGCTGATGGGCTTCTACATCGATCTGCGGATCACCAACAACGACCTGACCCTGGACCCCTCGAACCAGCCGCTGCTGATCGAGGACCGGGCCAGCATCGCCCAGGACATCGGCCACATGATCCGCGAGTCCGGCTTACTCAAGGCCCTGGTGGCCGAGCGCAGCCGGCTGCTGCAGGCCGACTGCATCCAGCAGCTGGAGCTGCTGGTGGAAACCGACGATCGCCTGGTCCCGGGCACCGTGCAATTCATCCTGCAGGAGCCAGGCAAGTACCTGGTCACCGCCACGACCGTGGCATTCGGCACCGTGGAGGTAGTGGTGTGAGCGACTTGGACTTCAAACAAGCGCTGGCCGACGCCGGCGTACCGACCACCGAAGCCAAGCTCCGGGCTGACTGGGAGGCCGAGGTGGCCGCACAGGGCAGCAAGTTGAGCAACACCAGTTCCTGGTCGCCGTTCTGGCGAGTGGTGACGGCACTCGTCACCAAGCCCGTGCTGTGGATGCTGGACTTCATCGCCGGCACCGTGCTGCCGAATTTCTTCGTCAAGACCGCGGTAGGTGCCTGGCTGGACCTGCTGGCCTGGCAGGTCAACGTCGAGCGCAAGGCCGCGACCAAGGCCACCGGCCAGCTGCTGTTCACCCGTAGCGCCGTGGCCGGCACGCTGGAGATCCCCGCCGGCACCCGGGTGCAATCGATCGCGATCAACGGCAACGTGTACGTGATGGTCACCACGGCGATCGGCACGTTCCTGGACGGCCAAGCCCAGGCCCTGGTGCCGGCCGAGGCCTCAGCCGCCGGCACGGGGTACAACCTTGCCCCAGGTTACTTCTCGATCCTGCCCGAGCCGATCCCAGGCGTGGTCCAAGTCGTCAACGCCGAAGGCTGGCTGCTGCAGCCCGGCGCCGACACCGAGGGCAACGACGATCTGCGTCTGCGCGTGCGCAACCAGTTCTCGGCGGTCAACCAGTGGCATACCGATGCGGTGTATCGCGCCATGATCGCCGCCTTCCCAGGCGTCCAGGCCGATGGCGTTTACTTCGAGCATGGTGCGCCTCGAGGACCTGGTACCGCCAACGCCTACGTGCTGTTCGAAAACGACTCGCCGGCCGACACGTACCTGGAGCAGATCAACGCCCATGTGCGCGATGAGGGAAACCATGGCCATGGCGACGATTTGCTGGTCATGCAGATGCCCGAGACCCAGCACCAGGTGCGCGTCACCGTGTGGCCCACGACCGCTGTTGGCAGCGAAGGGTGGAACACGCTGAAAGCCGACATCGCACTGTTCATCCGCGCTGCTTTCCGCGAGAACAGCGACTACAAGCCGACTCTGACCTACCCGCAGTCGCAGTTCTCTTTCAGCAAGCTGACCACCGAGCTGCACGAGCAATTCGCCGGCATCAAGTCGCTGGACTTCGCCAACGCCGACATCGTGTCGCAGATGACCATTCCACGGCTTACCGGCGTCGAGGTGCTGCAGGGTGATTAAGTTGAGCCTGCCGTTCTGGCTCGCCGGCGCCGAGCTGACCAAGCTGAAAGCCGCTGCCCAGTCCTGGTGGGGCAAGGTCGAGCAGTGGGTGCAGTGGCCTCTGCTGCAGCTCGATGCCGAGACCTGCCACCTGACCATCCTCGACCTGCTGGCCTGGCAGCGCGATATCCAGCGCTTCGCCGGCGAGCCGGAAAGCCTGTACCGGCTGCGCGTGAAGTACGCCTTCGTGAACGCAGTTGACGCCGGCAACACCGCAGGCTTCGTGCGGATCTTCGAGCGCCTGGGCGTGGGCTATGTCGAGGTCCAGGAGCGCGTCGCCGGCCAGGACTGGGACATTGTCCTGCTGCACCTCACCGACAGCCAGCTTAGCGAGAACCCGACGCTGCTGCGCGTGCTGATGCAGCAGTACGGCCGCACCTGCAGGCGCTACGACTTCGTGACCATCACCCCGGTCACCCTGAACATCGGCGCCGCTGCATTCAGCGACGACCAGCAAACGCTGATAGCCAGTCTCGACGAAGCCCCAGCCCAACTGGTGGTGATCAACGAGCTGACCCTTCTGACCCTGTTGAACGACCCGTTTAAGTAAGGAGCCCCCATGGGAGCGAGTATTACCCTGGCCGGCGAAAGCCTGATAGCCCAGAAGCAAGGCGCCCAGCAAAAGCTGGAAGTGGCCCGATTCGTCCTGGCCAACGTGCCCGGCCTGGATGTCAGCGGGGCCGTCAATCGCGCCGGTACCAAGCCGCCAGCCGCTCAGATCGTGTACACCGCGAGCGTGACGCGCCGGGGCTATGTCAGTCCGCGCCAGGTGATCTATAGCCTGATGATCACCTCCGAGGTCGGCGACTGGGACTTCAACTGGATCGGCCTCGAGACGACCGAGGGCGTGCTCCTGGCCGTGGCCTACGTGCCGCTGCAGCAGAAGCGCCGCAACATCCCGCCGACCCAGATCGGCAACAACATCACGCGCAATTTCCTGGTCGAGTTCAGCGGCGCCCAGCAGCTGACGGGCATTACCGTCGATGCCAGCACCTGGCAGCACGACTTCACCGTGCGCCTGACTGGCATCGATGAGCGCGAGCGCCTGAGCAACCGCGACGTGTACGGCCGGGCCTGCTTTTTCCAGGACGGCCTGCAACTGGAGCGCAACGATTTCGGGCTGTTCCAGCTCAAGAGCGGCACCGCCTATGTCGAGGGCATCCGCGTTGCCTTGGTCGCAGCGTCGATCGTCCAGCTGCCGGCCCTGCCGGCCACGGCCTGGCTCGATGTCTGCCTGACGCATGAGGGCAGCGAGGTCCTGGCGGGGTGGACGGTGGTTTTCGGTGCCGCCAAGGCTGACTACCTCGACACCAACAGCCGCTGGCATTACCTGGTCAAGCTGGCCGACATCGCCGCCGACGGCGCCATCACTGACCTGCGCGCCTGGCAACCCATCAGCAGCGCACTGATCGATCACTTCGCTGCCCGTAACGGCGACTACGAGCACCTGCGCGCGCGTGCCACGACCAAAGACGACGTCGGCCTCGATCAGATCCCCAACGCCATCAGCGACGACCCGGACACCGATAGCAGCGAGATTCTGGCCACAACCCGGGCGCTGAGAAGCCTGAAGGCCTCCGTGAACAGCGCGTTGGTTGGCATGGTGGCTCACTTCCCGACGACGTCCGCGCCGCCGGGCTGGCTCCGTGCCAACGGCGCTTCGGTATCGCGAGTCGCTTACGCCGAGCTGTTCAACCGGATTGGCACCTTGTTCGGCTCCGACGGCCCATCGACTTTCAAGCTGCCAGACCTGCGCGCCGAGTTTATTCGCGGCTGGGACGACGGCCGAGGGCAGGACGCAGGCCGCGCCCTGGGCAGTTGGGCTCCAAGTCAAAACCTTGAGCACGAACACGATGCAGATATGGAGCAGGCTGGCGAGCACTCTCACGTAATCAAGCTGAAGCTGGACCGCGGCCCAGGTGATGACGGCAACGCACTCTGGGGCGATGAGCCGTACTACGGGGAAGGTGTAGCTGCTACCGAGCCGTCAGGTAATCACGTTCACCCACTGGATATTGCCCCTTCCGGCGGTAACGAATCACGCCCGCGCAGCATCGCGCTGCTCGCCTGCATCAAGTACTGAGGATCGACCATGGACAGCAAAGTCGTTTACCAAGTCGATGACCAAGGGCTGTATGTAGGGCGGGCTGTAGCCGATCCGTCCCCGTTGGAAACGGACGTCTGGTTGATCCCGGCCGGCTGCGTCACGCTCGCGCCACCCAAGGCGCCAGTGGGCAAGGTGTGCAAGTGGGACGGTCAGCAATGGCTGCACGTCGAGGCGCCGGTATGACCTGGTCGCCCGTGCAAGTGCGCTGGCCCAGCCAGGCGACAGCATTTCTGGATGACCTGGGCAGCGTCCAGGACCTGGCGGCCGGCTCGCTGGCCAGCACAGTCAAACGTGTGGCCGAGCTGGCCAGCCTGGCCACGACCAGCCCGGGGCAAGTCGGTACCGCCGCCCTGCAGTTGGCCGATGCCGGCCGCGCCGCGCTGGCCGGCGCGCTGGGCGAGCCTCCGCTGGCCCTGGTCGTCACACCGTTTCAAAGCGGTGTCGGCCAGGGCACCGGCTACCAGCGTTACCTGTCCGCGCCCAACCTCCTGCGCCATATGGCTGACAAGCTCACGGACACCAGCGACGACAGCCGGCCCGGGGCAGAAAGCCATGCCCTGGTAGTGATGTTCGTCGCGACCCGTTACGACCACCTGGCCACAGCCCTGGCGGCCTTCAACGCGCTGCTGCCGATGAAGGACCTGCAGCGGGCCGAGCGCCGTGCGCGTCAGCTGTTCGACCTCGAGGCCGACAAGTGGACCTTGCCCGCTGCCGGCATGCTGCCGCTCTGGGAAAAGCTGCCTTTGGATCGTTGCACCATCACCAAGGTGGCCAACCAGGCCATGACCAGCCAGCTGGCTGCGCTGGAAAGCTATGCGGACAGCTCGCCTGCCAACGACCTGGCTGCCTTGGCGGCCCGCAAGGCTGAGCAAGCCCAGGGCCTGGCCAAGAAGCTGGCAGGGCTGAAGGACCAACTTGCCGGTAGCGCGGCCAGCGCCAGTGCACGGGCCCGGTTGATCGGCCCAGGCACGAACGCTGAGCTGGCCCGGCAACTGCAGTCCGGCGAAGCACCAGGTCATGAGTGGCCGCTGTCCGCAGGCGTGATGCTGGTTGGCTCGCTGCCGGGTCTGGCGTTCGTGCGCGAGCTGGTGGGCCTATGACCATGCTGCTGAACGGCCAACTGGTCGAGGGCAAGAACCTCAAGGTCACCGCCAGCCTGAGCATCGAAAGCGACGACCTGTCGGGACAGACCAGCAACACCGAGACCGCGCACAAGGGGTTCAAGCCCAAGTCGCTGACGGTCACGCTGACGATCCCCTACAAGGACCATCGACAGCTGCGCGCCCTGATGGGGTTGGCCGAGGCCACCGAAGCCGGTGGCCAGCGCACCACCTACCGCGTGGTCAACGACACTGCCGCAGCCTTCGGCGTGCGCCAGGTGCAGTTCAGCGACAGCGTGAGCGCCCGTGAGGCCGACACGATCAAGGCCTGGATGGTCCAGTTCACGCTGACCGAGAAGCTGTCCAACCCGGAAAAGGTGGAGAAACGTCGCCCCGCTGCCGGCGTGTCGCAGCAGTCAGCCTCGGGCTCGGCCGTGGGCACCTCGGGCGGCGCCACTGCAGCAGGCAGTGGATCGAGCACTGAGCTGACGGGCTTCGAAAAAGTGCTCAAGCGCGTCGACGACTACCTAGGCGGTGCGGAATGAGCATGAAGCTGCACAAGGTGGTCACCATCGGCGGCACCGTCTACCCACTGATCAGCGACGACGTGCGCCTGCTGCTCAAGAGCCCCGGCCGGGCCAACTTGAAGATCCAGGCCACGGCGCCGGTGAGTGGCTTGGTGACGTTGGACATCGGCTACAACGAGCGATCGCTGCAGCGCCACTTCCTCGGCTATGTGGAGCGGTGCACCACCAGCAACGCGGTCAGCCAGGTCGTGTTCTGCAGGGAGCTGACCGGCGTGCTGGCCGCGCCTTTGCCGCTCAACCTGCGCCACGTCGACCTGCGCACCGTCCTGGAAGAGATCCACAAGCAGACCGGCCTGAGCTTTCGAGTGCCTGAGCAGGCTTATGCGACGACCAAGGTGCCGTTCTTCTACAGCCTGGCATCGGGTTTTCTGGCCATGGACAGCCTGGCCAGGGTGTTCGGGATCGAGGACTTCATCTGGCAGCAGCAAGGCAACGGCGAGGTTTTCGCCGGCAGTTGGGCGGACGGCTTCTTCGGTGCCCGGTCGCCGCTGCAGCTGCCGATCGAGCTGTTCGATGACTACCAAGGCAACCAGAGCGCCCAGGTGGCAGCACTCCCCGGGTTACGGCCGGGGGCAACTATCAACAACGGCGAGCGGGTCACGTCCGTGGCACTCGCCGGCACTCAAATGGCCATCAAATGGACGATGTGATCCGCCGCAGTGTCGAGCGGCAATTTCCCGAGCTTTCGGGGAAGTACCACCTGCCACGCTTTGGCCGGGTGGTCGGGGTAGCTGACGCCCCGGCGGGTTCGAGCATGTGCGACGACTTCCGGCCGCGCCTTGCCGCTGACATTCAGGTGCTGCGCGAGGATGGCGAGCCTGACCCGGACTTGCCGATCCTCGCCGGCGTGCCGCTGCCCATGCCCATTGCGGGCAATGAAATGGGACTGTTCGGCTTTCCTGAAGAGGGCACCACGGTGGTGGTCTGCTTCGCCTACGGCCTGCCCCACAAGCCCTACGTGCAGACGGTGCTGCCGCACGGGCTGAGCCTGCTCAAGGTGCCCAAAGGCGCCCAGGTCTGGCAGCACAGCGAGGCCGCTCAGCAGCGGGTGGAGCCGGACGGGAGCTGGTTGCGGCAGACCGACGGCCGGATCCGCGACGACTCGATCGACCGCGAAGTCCAGAGCCTCAACAACGCCGAGCAGCACCAGGTTAGCGCCGTCCAGGTCGAGACCCATTCGACCGAGTCGGTCGGGGGCATCAAGACGCTCGAGGCCCTGGGCGCGCTCAAGCTGCTCTCGGGCGGCGCCGCCACGCTGGCCGCAGTGGATGACCTGCACGCCGCCACCGGCCGTGACCTCAACCTGGCCGTGGCGCAGAAGCTCAACACGGCGGTCGGGGGCGATCTGCTCGAGCGCGTCAAGGGCAACCGGCGCAGCCTCGCCGCCAAGACCTGGTTGGGTTCTGAAGGTGTGAACGCCCTGCAGGTGCTGGTCGACCTGATTGACCTGGTCGTGCAGATGAACACCGACATCGCCACGCATGTTCACCAGTCCAGCCCACCGCCTACCAATGCCGCCGCTTTTGCAGGCCATGCCGTCGCCGGCACCCGATTGAACGGGCAACTCAAGCCCATCACAGGATGAACACATGGAACTGAAGAACTTCTTCGCCCAAGACGATCAGGGCAACATCACCCCCGGCGCGACCTGCTACCTGTACGAGGTCGGTACCGAAAACCTGGTGCAGCAGATGTACCGCGCCAATGGCACGGCACTGACCAACCCGTTCAAGGCAGCCAACGATGGTCTGGTCCAGCTCGCCGCCGCGAACGGCCGCTATGACCTGCGTGTGGACACGGGAGCGCGCAGCTACCGCATCCACCTGCAGTTCAACGACGTGAGCGAGGACTTGGCCGCTGCCAAGAGTTCTGCAGACCGTGCGGAGCTTGCCCGCGACGCGGCGCAACTGTCGGCCGGCCTCAAGTCGACGGTCGAGAAAGGCCTGTCGGAGACGGACAGCGGCGAATATTTCAGCGTGCCCGGCAGCGATTCCAAGAATTACCTGGTCCTGTACCAGAACCAGGACAACAAGGCTGTCGAGATCAGCCGGTATCCCAATGCCGAGGCCATTTCCAGCATGGAGCAGCTGATCAGGCCGCTCGCAGCAGCCAACGCCGCCGATGACCATGCCCTGACCTTCGAGGATGCCAACGGCTTCATCCTGGGGCTGATCACTGCAGCACGCAGGCTGATCATGCGTGGCGGGCTGGACATCGGCACCGGCAGTCTGGAAAGCAGCGCCAACGACTTCGAGTTCACCGATCCGAACGGTTTCCAGGTGGCCAAGCTGGGACTGCAGGAATCGAACATCTCGGGCATGAACGTCAAGCGCAGCACCGGCGGCGACATTGAGTTCGGCGACTACAACGGCTTCGTGCACGCCCGGATCGGCGCCGAGCAATCGGTGGTCAACGGCTTGGCCCTGCAGTCGCGCATGACCGAAGGCGTGGAGATCACCGACGAGAACGGCTTCCTGCTGGCACGCTTCGACAACCGCGCTCCCGCGCTGGCCACGGCCAACTCGCAACCGTTGCTCAACCTCAGAGCCCAGGTGCGAACTGCGATCATGCAGATCATCGAGTATGGCCAGTCGCTGGGTCGAGGGATCAACTCCACGCCGGCGATCAGCACAATTCAGCCGTACAAGAACATCATGCTGGCCAGCGGCGTGAAGGTGCGAGCCAGTGAGCCAGGTTACAACCCAACTTCGTTCGTGCCTCTGGTTGAGGCTACCGTCAGCATCGAAGGGGAAACGCCCGTCTCTGGCCTGTGCAATGGCGTGGTGCGCCGCGCGGTCGCTGACGGTGAGCTGGCCGCCAACTGGGTGTTGGCTGCAACAGCGGTAGGTCGCAGCGGTCGGGCGATCGAGCAGCTGATGCCAGGCGACAACAGCTCTGACTTTGCCAAGCTGGTGCAGACGATCAGGGACACCAAGGCCCTGGCCGATGCACTGGGCAAGAGCTATTCGGTGTGGGCCTACAGCTGGAACCAGGGCGAATCCAACTACGTGGGTTCCTATACCCGCTCGGCCTACCTGTACATGCAATACATGCTGGGGCTGTTCGATACGCTGACTGCTGAGATCGTCGCCATTACTGGGCAACAGTTCCGCCCATACGCATTCATCTACCAGGTCGGCGCTCACCGCAAATACAACGTCGATAAAATGGATATTGCACTTTCCCAATGGCGAGCGAGCCGCGAGCGCGAGGATATCGTTCTGGCCGCGCCGGTATATATGTTTGCCACAGGTGATGATTCGTTGCACCTGACCAATGAATCGTCTTGGTTGATCGGCGAGTACAAAAGCCGCGCAATGTATCAAACGATGATTCGCCGAACTGGCAAGTGGAGGCCGCTGGAGCCGGTTTCGGTAAACTGGCAGGCCAGTTATATCGATATCAAGTTCCATGTTCCGTCTGGCCCGCTTGTTTTGGATACCGCACTTTGTACAGCCGAAATCAATCATGGGTTTGATATTCGAGAAGATGATATAATTGCCGACATCATCACTTCAGTAACTGTCACTGGTCCCGATACCGTTAGACTGCAACTTTCCCGCGCTGCAAGCGCAGGTGCTGTTGTCAGTTATGCACGAGGCCGAAACACTTCGTTCGCAGGCTCTGGGCCAACTCAAGGTGCACGCGGTAACTTGCGCGACTCCAACGGGGACTTTGATAAAGCGGTATCACCGCTGAATAACACGTTCGCACTTCATAACGCATGCGTCATGTTTCAGTACGATCGCCGTACTGGGTTCTAATCAAGAGGATTTAAGATGGGTGTTCGTATCGTTGCAAAAGACGTTGATGCCGAGGCCTACGCCACGGAGTATTCCGCACCAGTACGGCGCGGCCTGGAAGGCATCCACTTCCTCAACACCACGCCGCAGAAAGCCGCACGCAACTACGCGCCTGGCAAGAAGTCGGGAACCGTAGTGGGTTCGCCGGTCGCCAAGGCCGACAGGTTGTCGACGGTGGGACTGGTAAGCTACATCCAGTCCGAAGTCGCCGAGACCGATTCGATGACGATCTTCTGCATTGCCCGATCGGGCGATGCCAATGCCAACGCTGCAACCCGTCCGGGCTTCTTCGGTACGTTCCGGGGCCTGGCGGCCGATGGCGGGGTGGCAGATGGGCTCATCATGTTCTTCAGCACGGCAGGCTCGATCGCGGTCAATGCCGGCTTCGGTAACACCGAGGCGGACAAGACCAGCCCACGAGCTGCGCTGTCGGATGCCAACGCTTCGTCCTGGGCTCTGTATCAGGTCACGGTGAGTTCAGCTGGGATCACCTTCCGGGATGTCACCAACAACCGTTCCCAGACCACCGCGGTTACGAGCGGCTTGCCGCGTCGGCGTTCGCTGAGCAAGTTCCGCCTGGGGAGCACGTTCAACGATTTCGCCGGTACGTGCGACCTCGCGGTCTGGCAGGCGCACTCGGTGGTGCTGACCGACGAAGAGGCCGCGACCACTATCGCGGATCTGCGAGGGTATGCTCTGCGTAGAGGCATCGTCGTATAGGCCACAGTTGCTGCTTACACATCGAAGCCCGCAAATGCGGGCTTTTTTCATAGTTCGAAAGCGATCTTCGCCATAAGAGGCGCTTCCAAAATCACGGAGTTTTTCAAGGGCTCCACAAATTTATTGCCTGAAGCTATCCAGAAAGAGAACCTGTATTCCTTCTCATGAGAGAACTCGGGAGGCTTCACGAAGTGAAGGTTCCTTGTCCTTTCCGAAAATTCATTCAAAGGGGCGTCAGCCTCTTTCGTTATGACTAGATGCCTATCTTGATAGATCACTAGCCCATGCTGACAAATTACCTCTAAGTCGCTCAGGTCAATTTCGGATGGTATAAGGTGATTTCCCTCATTTCTACAGGTCAATATCTTTTGGAAAAGTATACTGCACATGTACTCGGCTATTTTGTCTGCGTTGCTAGCGTTTAAATACCAGCAGTCATCGTAGTCCGGGAATATGCCTTCTGACTCACTCGTTCTTCTAATAAGTGAAGTGCAGAACATAAATCCATTTATAGCCTCTCGCGAAATTGAGGCGGATGAGTCGGTTACCATGAACTCATCCCCTGTTATGTCAAGCCTTCTGTAGTTCAGGTTTTGTACAGCTATTTCAAACAGCCCCGGCAACATATGGTGTGGTTGGTTATCAGCACCGGCAACAGAAAGTTTTATAGCGGGATTGAATACAGCATTCAACCATTTCCTGCTTACTAGAACCTCGCCGTCAAATACGATCTTGTAAGAAAATAACCCTTCCTCTGAATCGGCTATTTGTTCCTGCTCAGTCGCTCGGTACTCATAGAGCGAGCCTAGCCGAATAGTACCTCTTCTTAAAATGTTGTCTTTCTTATAGCAGTTCTTCGCTAATAGCATATTCCATTCCTTCGGCGCATACCCTGTGCTTACACATGCAGCAGGATAGAGCCATGGGCTGCGTCTACTCAAGAAAATCCCAGGGCAAAAAAAACCAGACTGAAAATTCAC